TTCGACTTTTAAATTGTATTGGTAAAAATATATCGGCGAATTGGACGCAATTGTAGTAACTTGTTGGGAAATTGGTAATTGTAATTCTTTAGAAATACCCGATTGAGTTGAATTACTTTTCATGGGTGAAGATATGATTGATATAGATTATATCGTTATCACTCACTATACAAAGAAGATTTCAAGGTAAGCTCTTCCTCTTCGTTCCAGAGCTTTTATTGAGATGAAATCTCATTGTAAGTTCGATTGTGAAAGAGTGATAATTACTTGGTTTATCTAATCATCATAATTTATGATATTATTATACCATACTTTTACCAAAAACGCAAATACTATTTTTTGGAGGGGTGTGATTTGATGGGTAGCAGTACGTTCTTCATATGGAAAAATATTTTATTTTTGCTCTGCTAGTATGAAAATGAATGGAGTTATTTCCATCTTGCCTTACGCCCTCTCCTCTCAAACTCGGCTTTTTCTTTAGCTAAAGCTCGGTCTTTTCGTCGAATGGCTTCTTGCATTTTTCTTCTTCTCTTTTGGTTTGGCTTTTCGTAAAATTCTTTTTTACGCACATCATCTTTGATTCCAGCATTGTCTACTTTCTTCCGAAAGATACGTAGTGCTTTCTCGAAACTCATGTTTTTAGTTGTTATTCTTGGCATATTTCCTTAATTTTTTCTCTCTTGTTATTCTCTTTTCGTTAGCAGTGTTAAGGTCTATTACGCCAGTTTCTTGTAGTAAGTTGATGAGTGCTTGAACATCTCCGACTTCTTCTGATAAGCATCGGATTTCACTTTTGCCACCATTGTGTCTGTAGACTTTGGAACAAGCTTGAATAAATTCTCCTGCTTCTTCCATGGCTACAATTAGTAAATGTGTTTGGTAGTCTACTCTTGACATATTCCCTTTGCACGGGTTAAACGATAGAGGTCATTTGCAATGTTATTTTGATTATCACAAGTTGCTTGAACGAATCGTTGCACCCAGGCCATGTCATATACAAAGTCGGGATCGCTTATGTTGATACCCATATCTGCACATTTATAAACCAGTGTATTCATTAGTTCTACTACTTGTTCTTCCGAATCTGTTTTTCTCGGGAATTGTATTACATTATCCATTGTCCTTAATCCTATTAAATGTCCACCCTCGTTTACGAAGGTAGTGTACTTGCGAAGTTATTGAACTTGGACTTCGATTTAACTTCGCTATGATTTCCTCTATGGGCAGATGATTATAATTATCTTTGAGATACTTACGTTCGCTATCAGCCCAATGTCCTTTTTTATAGTTCATAAATATATTATATCAAAACGAGTATCAAATGTCAAGAACTATTTTTGTCTTGTAGTTCGAAGAAAATTGATAGAGTGAATCTATAACTAGGAGCTATGTGCGAGGCAGGTCTTATGGAATGAGGGTGGTAGCCATCAAAGATGACGGCTCTATTTGGTTCATAGGAAATCACTCGGTTATCTTCTCCGTTATCTCCGTAAAAGATAGTTTCGCCATACCATTCTTCTCTCCATTCAGGGTTCAGATAGTACAAAAACACACGAGACTCCTTCCCATGCGTATGACGAAAGTTGATAGACGAAGGAGTTGTTAAATTAACTACAGCTTTCTGAATTTCTAAACCTGCTACTTCAGGGCAGTTATCAAAATGATGTTGTAGTTCTGACCACTCAATTTTAGGAAATTCCATGTATAAGCATGGATACTGCCTATTCTCTATCGTACTAGTATCGTCCCAACCAATCTCATATCTCCCAGTAACCGCAAGCGAGTAGAGGGAGGTCATTTGGTCAATGTCCATAAAATTATCATAAATTTTTATCATACGCATATTATACCATATTCAAGAGCATGTGTCAAGAACTAAATTTAACATTGTTGTAAATAACTCTTGACAAGTGGTTATAATTTTGATATAATATATCTATCAATAAAAGGAGACCTTATATATGGCGGAACAAGATATAGCATACTTAATCTTTTTAGTCATTGCTACAGCATGTAGTTACACAAGCGGAAAACGAGAGGGAATCTCTACCACGCTTGACTATATGAAAAGTAATGGACACATTGATTTCGAGGAGTAACAAAAAATAGTTCTTGACTTTAGGTATGAATTTTGGTATAATATACAATAGAGAATGAAAATGGTTTCATTCTCGTTTAACGCGCTCACACCGAGAGGGTGGGCAATTATTACCGAAAGGAATATTGGAGAATAAAAATGAGTATTGATTTAAGTAAATTTTGGCTTGGTCTAGATGTGCCTACAATGCCGCATTATACGGAAAGTGCATATCCTAGATATAACATTATCGAATGTAAGGGTGGAGATTATCGTATAGAAATCGCACTGCCAGGTTGGAGTAAAGATGAACTTGAAGTTATCGCTGATGGCGAAGAGCTTCATGTTAAAGGAAAAAAGGAACGCAAGTTGAGTGATGACGAACGATTCGTGCATCAAGGACTTAGTTTAAAATCTTTTGAACGAAGATTTATTCTAAATTCTGAATTACAAGTAGACTCTGTTAGCAAATCAAATGGTTTATTAACAATCTCTCTGTGCAGAACGCCTAATTCTAAAAGACAAATTTTAGATATTGTGTAGTTCGCTCCAAATTCCAAGAGGCAATCTTGGAGTAAATAATGGAACAAATTAAAAAATTTGTAAATACGGAGAGACAAAGACTTGACGGCGAAACAGTTAGTAAGTTTTTAGAGACATTCGGACAAGTGGTACTATTATCATTTACAGCGAGTGTTTTTATCCACACTTATGTATCGTTGTATTAAGTCAATGTCTAAACAGCTTGGGTGCCTCCTCATAAAGAGGCACTCATTTTCTTATAGGAGAAGAAATTTGAAAATATCACAAGAGGGCATAGCCCTTATTAAAAAATTTGAAGGTTGTGAGTTAACAGCCTACCAATGTTCAGCGGGCGTTTGGACAATCGGCTACGGCCACACAAAAGGTATTGAGGAAGGAATGGAAATTACTCAGCAAGAAGCTGAAGATATGTTAGTTGAAGAATTACATGAGTATGAAAATTACATCAACGACAATGTAACTGCTCCCCTTTCACAAAATCAATTTGATGCAATGGTATCATGGGTATACAATCTAGGCCCAGCAAACCTTAAAGCATCAACTCTACTAAAAGTATTAAATGCAGGTGACTATGACGGCGTACCAGCTCAGATTAAGAGATGGAACAAAGCAGGCGGCGTGACTCTAGATGGTCTTATCCGTAGGCGTGAAGCTGAGTCCTTGCTTTTTCAAAACAAAGAATGGTATGAAGTTTAGTATTCCGCCTGAGTTACTGGCACAAGCAGAAGCTCACGCAAAAGAACGAGGCATGACTCTCGAAGAATACATAGCGGAATTCATAGGAATCGTAAAAGATGAACAAGATAAAGAACTTAATAAAAAGCATCGCGAACTGGGTAACGAGTTTATTCCAGACGAGGTATAAGCTAACAGTTAGTTATAATTCTACATTCGGAGATTCCGATGACCAAACCTATATTGTTCGGAAATTTTATAACAAAAAAGAAAAATACTTACGTTTTCAAACTCATAACAAAGAAGAAGTAGAGATACGCGGAGCAGAAGGACTTAATTATAAAATAGAGGAAATATAATGTATACAATTTTAGCATTAATTATGTGGCAAGGTGACTTAGTCGCTGAAGATTTTGGAACTTTTGACACAGTAGAACACTGCACAAAGGTGCAACAAGAACTAGACCTTAAATTAACCAACGCAGGAGCAAAAGTAGTAAGTGTCTGCCTACCTTCAGGACAAATAGAAATTAACATTCCTGAAGTGTTAGAAGGAGAAGTGAGAGGCTAATGAATCAGTTTTTTATGGCAATTATTTTAGTATTAGGACTAGGCAGCTGGTACTTGTATAATCAAAACCAGACTCTGCAAGCAAACAACATGAAACTAGAGTATGCTGTAGAAGAACAGAAACAAGCAATGACTGCCATGAAAGAGCAGTATGAAAAACAAGGTCAAGCATTAATGAGCATGACCAAACAGAACGCTATCATAGAACAAGAAAAGGCAGAGTATTTAGCAATATTTGCTAGGCACAATTTAGATTTACTTGCACTAAAGAAGCCAGGCATGATAGAATTAAGATTTAACAATGCAAGTGAAGCCGTTATGGAGGGACTAGAAGATGATACGAAGGCACTTTACAACCTTGACAATCCTGACACTAGCAATTAGTGGCTGTTCTCTGCTTCCACAAAAGCAAGTAGAAATAGTATCAAAACCAGTAGAAATAGACATTATGCAGCCTACCCTTCCACGGCCAGTCGAACTTACAGCTCCTAAATGGTATGTAGTATCTGACGCAAGAATAGTAAACCCCTGTATAAAAAGATTACAAGACGATGGTAGTATGAAAAGACCAAAGACTTGTATACCAGAGGATAGAGAAAATCCAGATTGGCCAGAAGGCTACACGTACTACGACAAGTTTATAGACGAAGTCAAAGAACAAAACAATGGAGATATCCTCTTTGTTGCAACCACAATAGGAGACTATAAGGTTATGGCAGAAGACATGCAGGAACTCAAAAGATACATCAAACAATTAGGAGAAGTTGTAATTTATTATCGCGAGGTGACGAGCAATGATAAAAAAACTGATTGATTACTTTACACGTAGAGATTTGATAAAACGAATAGAAGCCCTCGAAAAGCTGGCACATCCAAAGTGTGGTTTAGAGGGCTTTGATGGCTATGAACCATTGATAAAAAGGATTGAAACAATCGAGGAAAAAACAAAAGAAAATGCAAGTTGATGTAGAAAAATTAAAAGACGTATTGGATAAAGGTATTGTAGAGATAACCTTTATCAGTTTAAACAGTGGTATTACACATACTAGAGAATATACTACTTGCGACAAACACATGCCAATACCAAATCATGTAAAATCTTATTCAGGAGACAAACTTTTGGTATGGGATGTTGAGTTTAAAAAATGGGAAGACATTCAAGTAGATACCCTAGAGGACTATAAAACATTGGAGAGATTATGATGTGGGAAATATTTAATTTACCAGCAACATTATTTTTATTTGCGTTTAGCCTTGCGGCTTGGGGCGGTTTAGCATATGGTATTTATGCTGCACTCGCGCACGTAATTAAAAAGTATGACTTATTCTAAAAAAGTAATAGACCGCTTTGAGGCGGTAACAAACAATCCGAAGGCTCATGGAGTGGGAAGATTCGACCCGAATGACCCACAAGTAGCAACAGGTATGGTAGGTGCACCAGCCTGTGGTGATGTAATGAGATTGCAACTTAAGCTTGAGCCAGGCACCGAACGCATAGCAGACGTAGTTTTCAAGACTTACGGATGTGGTAGTGCGATTGCTTCTTCCTCCACATTCGTGGAATTTCTAAAAGGAAAAACTCTAGAGGAAGCAAAACAAGTAAAAGACAAACAAATCGCCGAGATTTTAGAACTTCCACCGATAAAGCTACATTGTAGTGTTTTAGCAGAAGGAAGTATAAAAAAAGCTATCGAAGATTGGGAGCGCAAAGAAGCGCACCGAAAACACAATCAGACATAGCACGCATACGAAAGTATGAAAGGAGAGGAGAATGTTAGAGTTCATTCAATGGGTTATCGCATGGGTACAAGTAGTGCCTTGGTTAGTGATGGGAGCGTCATTAATTGCAGCGTTAACTCCCACCCCTGTAGATGACGGCATCGTCAAGAAAGTCTACAAAGTACTAGATTGGGTTGCGCTCAATGTAGGTAAAGCCAAGGACTAGATAAATGTCCAGTGCAGTAGACAACGACAGAAACGAAGTCGAAATTGACCTTGACAAGTATATGTCACTTATCGAGAAACTCGATACAGCAGAAGATACTATCAAGGAGATGCAAGCGGAGGCTGCAGAAGCCAAGAAAAGACTAGCTCCGCCTAAAAGAAAGTTTATTGATTTATTCTTAGATGACAATGATATAAATGAGAAAGCAATAATTGGTTTTATTTCTTTCGGCTTTATGGCAGTCTTTGCCATATGTGATTTGGTTACTGCATTTGCAGGACAAGATTTAGTTATCTCTGATACTATCTATACCTCTTTAGTGGTAGTAACCTTAGGAGCATTTGGTATCTCAGAAGCTGGCAAAGCCTTTGGTGGCAAATAAAAATAGTTCTTGACATCTGGTTTATTTTCTAGTATAATATATACTATATGAAAAAATCAGAAGAACAAAACGAAACGGCAATCGACAACTCCTCTATTGAGCGGGAAGCCGATTGTCGTTTTTTTGTGGAGCGCAAATGAATATTTTTATTTTAGACAATGATATAACAAAATGCGCAGAATATCACTGCGACAAACATCTAATCAAAATGATTCTAGAATCAGCACAACTATTGTGCACAGCGCATTGGATTGATAAGTATGTAGGCTATGTGCCTAGAAAACTTACTTCAGAGGAATGGGAGTTAGTCAAAGCGGAAAAAACTAATGAGCCGAGAGACTTTCCATATCTTCCTACAATGCACAACCACCCTTGTAGTATTTGGGTGCGTGAATCACTAGAAAATTATGAGTGGCTTTGGCAACTTGCTGACGCACTCAATGAAGAATATGGCTACAGATACAAAGGTAAGAGTCATAAATCAATGCATGATGTGATCGCAAACTTACCTGAAATCTCTTTACCGAGTAAGGGGCTAACCAAGTTTGCACTTGCAATGCCTGACGAACTGAAAGGAGAAGATGTAATCGCTTCTTACCGAGACTTCTATCATAAAGATAAAGCAACCTTCGCTAGTTGGACTAAGCGGGGTCAACCTAACTGGTGGAATGAGGAAGAAGCATGGACGAAGAAAAGAATTACAGCATAAGGAGAAAACTATGGAAATGCTACTAGGAGGACTGCTCGTATTTGGAGTATGTCTTTGGATACTAGCAGGATACATTGCCTTCGTAAAAGGCTAGGAGAAAATTATGGAAACTTTTTTCGGATTAGTATTAATTACAGCAACAATGTGGTTTGCTTACATGAGCAGTCACATAGTCGAGGAGGAAAAGAGAGGATACTATATTCCTCTACCTTGGGAGAAGAAAAATGAAAAGGCGGAAGAATCCAGTCGCCAAAAACTTAAATAAATTTAATAAACCAGCCACTCACGCTGACAGAAAAAAGAAGTTAGCGAGTGGTTATGTTAAGCATAAAAAAGAGGAAATATATGAAAAAGATTACGATTTATAGTAAGCCAGATTGTGGCTATTGTGTAATGGCAAAGAACTTGGCAGAGCAACGCGGTTGTGATGTAGAGTATTTAACTATGGGTGAAGATTATTCACCAAAAGAACTTATGGATACTTTTCCAGGGGCTAGAACATTTCCTCAGATTATTTGTGATGGCGAGAAAATTGGAGGATATTCTGCATTAGTAGAGATATTAACCGATGAAGTATAAGTTCAATGAAGACGAAGTATTAACTATAGTTCGAAATCATATTCTACAAACGTATGATGCACACTATAGTAATAATAAAATTCAATCCACTGAGTTCATTATGGACGCAGGGCATGGCGAAGGATTCTGTTTAGGAAACATTATCAAATATGCCCAACGATATGGAAAGAAAGGCGGCAAAAATAGAGATGATTTACTTAAAATTATTCACTATGCCGTCATTTTACTTGGGAGTGAGTCTCAAGA